AATGCTGGTGTGGCTCGAACAGGAAGATGCGCAGCGTGGTGCCTTGGTACAGCACGGCCAGCGCACCCCACTTGGCCTGCATAATGTCCATCTGTGCCTGCAACTGCACTGGCCCACGGTACAGCGCTGGGATCTCCTCGGGTGCCACCGCTGTCAACTTCGCCTCGAGTACGCCAAAGCCGTCGAGCCTAATCTCATCTTGGCCGACCACGATAATGCCTGCGTCGGTGTCGGTACGGATCTTCTGGCCACGGCCATGCGCGTAGCCATCCAGGCTGCAGGCTAGCGGCAGCGTGTCGTGGAAGAATGCAGAATCAAACTCGGTGGACAGCTCGAACAGCTCGAGCCGCTTGGCAGTTTCCCGCAGGATCATGGACTCAAGCCGATCACCCCAGGCCATGGCCTCGTTCTGTTTGTCTTCGCGTGGCACACCCCTAGCCGCATTGATTGAGAACTGCAGCTCATCGTTGGGTGTCTGATACTTGGACAGGCCCAGCAGCGCAGGCAGGCGGCTGGCGCTCATCATGTAGTCGGGTGTTTTCTTTCCGGCCATGTTTATTTCTCCTCATTAAGTTTGTAGATCCGCACCACTCGAGCGTGGGCGGCCTTGTGTGTGGCTTCGGTAAAGCCAATTGCTGTAAATTTTTTACCTCTGAAAACAGCGCCCAACACTGATGGGTGCAGCTCTGCAGGCAGGCTGATGGCAGCTCGGACATCGTTGATAGACACGCTGCCCTGGCTCTTGGCAATATCGGTGGCAATGCGCCGACAGTGCGCCAAGAAGTCGGCATCACGCTGCTCGAATAAAGCTAGCTGCGCGTCACGCAGGATCTGGCCGGTGATCATATGACACCTGTTATGAAGAACAGGGCAAAGATGATGGCCATGCCAAGCAGGAAGCCGTTGAAGAAATCGTCGCTCATACTGCACCTCGCTGAATTAGGTTAGACACTTGGGCTGGCAGCCACTTGGTATTGCCACGGGCTGTCTGCACACCGCGGGCCTGCAAAGCGGTGGCGATTGCACGCAGGCTGGTGGCACCAGAGCGCTGAATGTCGGCAATGATGGGCATCACCTTGGCTGCGAATGCGTCAGCGTTGGCACGGCCAGCGGCTGCACCTGCGACTGCTGCTGCTTGCGGGTTTGGGTTACCCAGGCGCACGCCACGGGCCTTGGCGGCCTGCAGTGCTGCCTTGGTGCGGCGGCTGATCTCTTCGCGCTCATGCTGTGCGACCACAGCGCGAATACCAAACTCAAGGGTGCCAGCGTGTGGCATATCGGCTGCAACGATCTGCACGCCAGAGTCACGCAGGGTCAGCAGGAACGCTGCCTGGCGGCTCAGTCGGTCGATCTTGGCGATCAGCAGTGCGCTGCCGGTGGCTTTGCACATAGCGATGGCGGCGGCCAACTGTGGCCGGTCATCGTGCTTGCCTGATTCGATCTCGGTGAAGCTGTGGATGATGCTGTCAGCGTAGGCTTTGACTTGTGCCTGCTGGGCTTCGAGGCCCAGGCCTGATTGACCTTGGCGCTCGGTGGAAACGCGGAAGTATGCGACGTATTTGGACATTTCAATCTCCCTGTATCTCGGTGAGGTTGCGGTCTTGAGTGACCGTAGACAGAAGATCTCATATATCGCAGCGATATGTCAACACCCCAAAGCAAAATAATTTTAGGTGCTGTCAAATTGGCAAGCGTTGACGGCGTTACGGTCTTAGAATTATATTCGGGCGATATATAAGGGGGAGTTATGAAACAGGGCAAGATGTTTTTAATGCGTATGCGGCCAGAAGTGCGGCAGCTGCTAGACCAAGCGGCTGCAGAGCAGCGTCGCACCAGGGTGTCGATCCTGGAAGAGCTGATACTCGAGGCCTACGGCAAGCGCTACCAGAGCACGCAGGATCGGCTGAACAAGCTGCTAGGTGGCGCATGAACGGTCGCGGCAAGCGGAACAAGGGCGCTGCAGGCGAGCGTGAGCTGGCCAAGCTGCTGACTGATGAGCTCGGGTTTGTGGTCAAGCGCAACCTGGGGCAGGCCAGAGATGGTGCTGATGACATTACGATCCAGCACTTTAGGCTTGAGGTAAAGCGGCAGGAGCGGTTGCAGATTGATGCCTGGTCGCAACAGGTCGAGGCTTGTGCGCAGCCGCATGAAGTGCCGGTGGTAGTCTACCGGCGCAACGGCCAGCCTTGGCGCGTCTGTCTTTTACTGGATGACTTTATACCTATGATGCGAGATCAATTGGAGGGAAACAATGCAAACGAAGCTGAAGCTGGCTGATGACACGATGCCGCCAAAGAAAGAAAAGAAGCCGGATGACACGCCGAGTGTGTGGAACCCAAATTTCAAATACAAGCCAGCAGGCACGGCGATGGATCTAGCTGCCAAGTTCAAGCGCATCCAGCGTGAGCAGGCCAAGGCAGCGAAACAGAACAAGGTGCGGCGGGTGAAATGATTAGATTCTGGAGAGTGTTTCGGATGTGGCGGCATTCAGGTCTAGGCATTATGGCTGCCATTAGGCAGGCCAAGCGGTACGCACGCAGACATGGTGGCCGCAGGCTATGAGTACTGCCAGCACTGCGACAGGGCTCACTGGAAGCCACGCACGGTGCTGGTGGATGGTAACCAGGTTTGTACCCACAGCGAGGCGTACAGGCACGATTGCGAGGCCAGGTGGGCGCTAAGTTTGCCGGACAAGGCACGCAAACCGAAGATAACGAAGCTGGAGTACCTGGGCCTTGTCGAGCAGCAGCGAGGCTATGAGGAGCGAGTAAGGCTGCGAAATGAAATGTTGAGGAGACATAAAAGTGGAAAAACCACGGACACCAAATAAGTTGCTGGACACCCTGATTGCGGAGTTACCAGCGAGGAACGATGCACACATTGCGGTCAAGATGAAGTGGCCGCAGGGTTTTGTGAGCAAGTACAGGCACGGCCATGTCAGCTTCACATCCAACCGCATCCTCGAGCTGCACGATGCCACAGGCTGGGAGATCAGCCGGATCAAGGCGCTGCTGTGATCTGGATCTTTACAGGGTTGCTGTTAATGGGCGCAGGTGTTGCAGTGCTGGTGATTGCGCTGCTGCTGTGGATAAGTTTATTTAGCGGGGATGAGTTATGAAAAACCGTATAAGGAATTCGGAAAACCGTATACGGAATTCTGACAAAGAACTGATGCAGCAAGCGTTGGATGCGTTGGAATCTGTATTTGAGGGTGATGACAAAGGAGCCGAGTATTGGACTGTAACTGGCGGCACTTATGAGGCTGTTGAGTGCATGAATGCCATGCGAGCACTCCGCGCCCGACTCGCGCAGCCAGAGCAGGAGCCGGTGGCGTGGACTGTGCGAGGCTTAATTACCGACTTTAGCCGAGACTTCAGCGCATACCAGACAAAGACCTACACTGTCCCGCTCTACACCGACGCACCGCAGCACGAATGGCAAGGGCTGACGGATGAGGAATACGAATCAATGGCAGAGAAATATGTAACCAACTGCTATTTTGATACTTTGAAATATGTCCGCGCTATCGAAGTCAAGCTAAAGGAAAAGAATGGGTTTTCCTGACAACATTGTGGAGTTCAAGATCCCAAAGAAGCCGAGGGTCAAGGAGCGTGAGCCAGAGCCAGACCGGCGTAAGGTGGCTGTGCTGCCGATTAAGGCTGTGTTCGACCAGAAGCTCACCCACGGTGGTTTGCAGGTCTTAGCAGCCATCTGCTCGTTTGCCAACAGGGCTGGCATTACCTGGGTGAGTCAGACCAGGCTAGCCAAAGACTTGGGGATAAGCCAGCAGGCTGTCAGCAAGCAGGTGATCCAGTTGCGAGAGCTGGGCTATCTGCAGACCGTCAAGAAGGGCTTTAAGGGCGAGAGATCAGACACCATCAGGGTGATATTTGACCCAACGATAGACACCGAGACAGCGATTGCAGTCACCAGTTCAATTGAAGACACAAGGCCACATTACATGAAAGAGAAACAACAGAATGAGATCGACCAGAGTGTTGATCCCGAAGGACTCAAACGCATCCAGGACATGATCCGAGGTGTCC